CAACAAAGACTGATAAAAACGTAACAATTAAAAAATTGGTACCATTTTATAAGACGTCTAAAAATTATTATACGACTGCTTGGGGAGACGATTTTAATAATATAGATTACTTTAAATTACTCGGTGTTATAGCTCCGTTTGTAGACCAATCAATAAGCACAAACCAGTATACAAACACTATTAAAAAACCAAACAAACAGATACCTTTAAGTGAAGTATTAGAAGAAATTCTAACTGCTAATAAAGTTGGTTTAAAAACTTTATATTACCAAAACTTCTTAAACTCAGATGATGAAGACGGCCTAAAAGAATCTGGTAATGAAGGTTGTGCTTCTGGCGGATGCTCAGTATAATTTATGAATCCACTTTTTAGTGGATTCTTTATTTTAATTTAAGATTTGATATACTATAATCATATAAAAAGAAGGAGAAACAGATGTCTAAGTTAGAAATAACAGAAAAAGTCATAACTCAATATGATATTATACTAGAAATACCTACTAAATACGGATTAATTTCAGAACGTTATAAAGATGTAGATTCTCGTAGAAAACCTTTAGCAGATAATCCGGTTGATTTTTTAATAGAAGTAACTGATTATATAGATTTTAAAACATATGATGAAAATAGATTTTATGTTACTTTTGTAACAAGTTTTCATAGTAAGTACAGCTCAGAATCTCATACACTTGATTTAACAGTAGAAACAGAAGAGTCTAATAAATTTGAAGCAATAAAAGAGTTTCTAGGTTCTAAATTAGCTGAAAAATATAATTTAAGATTTGTCAAAACTACTAATCCAAATTACAATCCTGTAAGTGTTGATTACATACATGATAAAGATGATATTAAAGCAATAATAAAATCAATACTATAATATAAAATTTTGAATCTTATACTATAGTAGATTCTACAGATTATAAATAACAATAAACTTAAGAGGTTTATTGTTGTTTTATATAGTATACAAAATAACTAATTTAATTAATAATAAGATTTATATAGGATCACACAAAACGGATGATCTTAATGATAACTATATGGGGTCTGGTAAACTCATTAAACAAGCTGTAGAAAAATATGGCTTTAACAATTTTAAAAAAGAAATACTATTTATATATAATAATCCTAAACAAATGTATTTAAAAGAGGCTGAAATAGTAGACGAAGAGTTTCTTAAAAGAACAGATGTTTATAATTTAGTACCTGGTGGGCACGGTGGTTTTAATTTTATAAATGAGAATCAATTAAATTATGGGTCTGATAGATGGGTAGAGGCTAGGAAACAATCGGGACCTAAAATCTCAAAAGCTTTAAAAGCATTTCATACATTCAAAAATATCAAAATTCCAGAATTATAAATCGTAAATTTCTATAAAAATTTATAAAACTTTAAGTCTAAACATGTTATAATCATATCATATTTAAAGAAAGAAGGAGCACAAAATGGAAATCAGTTACAACGAGTTAAACAACCAAATAAGGAAAAATATCCTTTATGTATATCAGCAAGCTGAGCAACAAAAAAGAGATATCGTTACTACAATTAAAGCAAACCCAGAGTTTAAAGATAACGAGTTTGTTAATAAGTTAGATGTTAATAACTTAGATGAAGTAAGTATAGAGCCTAGAGAAGGATACTTAGTTGTTTACCTAACTAAGTTTTTACCAGACGGTAAATTGCTTAGAGAGACTGAATATTTTTCTTATTCTCTTTTTAAATAATATAAAAGGATTTAAAATGCAATTTAATAAATTATTAGAACAAGCTTGGGCTAAGCCAGGTGATTATGATTTTGGCTCAGCTATCTGGAATACGAATGGTTATTATGCAAGTATAGAAGGTGCAAATATTGTTAATCAAAGAGAACACAGAGACGAGATGTATTACCTCGAAAAACGAAAATCTGTTTTTAATATAATGGTTAAACGTTTTGACAATTATCCAACTAAAAAAGATCCTAACGGAAAAAAAGAACGTTTTTATATTGTTGGAACAATGAAAACAGAACAATCAGATTCTTATAAAAGATTAGGATATACAAATACTTTAGTTGTCAAAGGTGTTCAGGTCCTCGACTCTTTTAGACGTAATGGTGTTGGTAAACTGTTTTATTCTATGATAGTAGAAGCCGGGTATACATTAGTTGGTGATTCTGAGCAATACGAAAACGCAAGAAATTTATGGGTTTCTTTATCTAACCATCCGGGTTTTATTGTAGATATAGTCGATTTAGGATCAAGAAAAATAGAATACAAGAATATAGAACTAACAAAAGACGATAAAAGAATATGGGGTGATGAAAAATCTACTGATCCTATAGAATTAAAAATAGGTAGGCTTAGAAGACTAATTTTAACTGATGTTAAAAATTAAGAGGGTGTAATGGAAGAAAATAAAGATTATTTAACCAAGCAAATCATCACATATCTGGGCAATAAACGAAAATTATTAAGTTTCATACAAAGACCTTTAGAACAAATCTACAACGAGCTAGGCCCCTTAAAAGCCTGTGATTTGTTTGCTGGCTCTGGTATAGTATCCAGATTTCTTAAAAAATATTCTAAATATCAAATAGCAAATGATTTAGAACTTTATTCTTATGTCATTAATAAATGCTATTTGACTAATTCTGGTGTTGAAGTAGAGTTGCCGGAATTAGAATTAAAAGAAGGCTTCATAACCAAATTATATAGCCCAAAAGATGAATCTAATATAACAGAGCAAGATAGAGTATTTTATACGAGACATAATGCAATGTTTTTAGATACAGTAAGACAATACATTAATACTTTGGATCCTGATTTGCAATGTTATTATATTGCACCGTTATTATACTTAGCATCTGTAAATGTTAATACTTCAGGTATTTTTAAAGGGTTTCACAAATCAAATGGTATAGGTTGTTTTGGGGGTTCTAAATTACAATGTTTAGAACGAATATTAAGACCTATGGAATTTCCAAAATTAGTATATTCTAATTTTAATAATAAAGTAGACGTGTTTAAAGAAGATGCTAATAAATTAGTTAAAGATTTAGAATCACTTGATATAGTATATCTAGACCCGCCTTATAACCAGCATTCATATTCCAGCAATTATTTTATGTTGAATTTAATAGCTGAGTATAAAGAACCTACTAATATATCTAAAGTATCTGGTATACCAGAATCCAGAAATTATTCGGTATTTAATATAAAGAAACAAGCTGAAGATTCATTATTAGAACTTATAAACAATATAAAAGCTAAATATATTATAATGAGTTATAATAATGAAGGTTTTATTTCAGATAATTTTAAGAATAGAGTTCAAAAAATAGGATCGTTATCTATTTTAGGACAAGATTATCATGCATTTAGAGGTTCTCGAAATTTAAGTTCTAGGCCTTTAAAAGTTAAAGAACAATTATATATTATAAATAAACATAAAGGTAAATAAAATGTTATTCACTCAACTTCTTAGTGAAGACGGCAAACGCCAGTTAGAAAGTATAGTTAAGTCGTTAAAAATAATCTCGAGTATGAATTTGAGTTTTAAAAGCAAACTTTTAGATTCTTGTAAAAAAGCTTATGATAAAATTAAAGATGATAAGAATTTAACAAATCTTTATATGAATAGTTATGCAGTATCAGCTGGTTTTGACAGAACTAAATATAACATTAAAATATCATATAGCTATGCTAAAGATGGCTTTGATCGTAAACCTGTTGTGGTTAAATATACTATGTCCATTGTTCCTCTAGCAGACGACGAAATTATGTCGTTGGCTTATGTAATTAGAACTCTTGTTGATGAAAAAGATTTAAATGATGACACCATTTACCAAATGTTAATTAATGGTACAAAAAATAAATTTTTTGAAATAAAGCCTGACGAATATGGTATTTATATTGATGTAAATAATTATTTTAGAGATAAGTTCTTTAACTCTAGTTTCTCGGTAAATTCACTTAAAATAAGTAAAAAAACTGTAGAAAGTTACAAAGGTAATTATAATAAATTACTCAATGAGACTAAAGAATTTAGACACACTTATGAAGATTTAGTACACTCTTAAGACACAACTTGTAGCAGCTAGGATAATTTTGAATTACAATAAAATACGTATTCCTCTAGAATTTCCTAATAAGCCTGTATGTAAACGAGCAAAAGTTGATACAGGCTTAAAATGCAATTTAAACTGCTATATGTGTTATTATAAACACAATTTAAAAGATCCCGAATTAGATTTTAATATAATAAAAAATAGAATAGATTTCTTATCTAAATATACAAATGGGTTTGATTTGTCTGGGGGTGAACCTACAATACATTCTAGATGGTTTGATATATTAGATTATTGTAGTTCTAAAGGCACAGTTAGTTGTCTTTCAAATGGTATAAAATTTTCTAATTTTGATTTTATTAAAAAATCTAAAGAACACGGATTAAATGAAATTTTGTTTTCGTTACATTCTGTAGATTCTGTACATGATAAAATAACACAAATACCAGGATCATTTAAACTTATATTAAAAGCAATACAGAATGCTAAAGAATTAGATATCAAAATAAGAATTAATTCTATTGTTTCTAATATAAATTATAAACTAGTTGATAATAAATTTTTTGACTTAATTGAATATATAAAACCATTTGAGATAAATTTTTTACCGTTAAATTATTTCTCAGATGCCAAAGATTTAGAATCTACAGACTACAATGTTATTTTAGATCCTATCAAGAATTTTATTAAAAAATCTAGTATTAAATTAATAAATGTTAGATATGTGCCTTATTGTTTTATGGTAGGTTATGAAAAACATGTAGTAGGTTATGCACAACACATTTTCGATCCATATGACTGGAATATTGCTTTGTATGATTATTTAGAACCAACTACAGAAAATTTAAAAGAACAAATATACCAAAATAGACTTAAATCTTATGTTAAACATAAAGAATGTATAAATTGTAAATATTTTTTAATTTGTGATGGCATAGAACCACAAAATAATTCTAAAATTAACCCAGTAATAGGTGATAAAATAACTAATATATTAGAATATCGTGAAAATTTTTACTAACATAAATAATAAGAAAGGAAGCATTAATATGCTATACATAAATTGTTATGATGCAAATGACAAATATATAGTTGCTTCTGCAGCTGTAAAAGAACCTTTGTTTAACCGTGAGTTTGTTACATTTGAAGTAGAAGACACGTCTGTTTTTACATTTATAGCGGAGTGTTTACTAGAAAATAAAACCGTAAGTTTTGCTAAAGATATTAAAAATCCTACAATAAATGATTTAGTTGTTGGTGAACCTAATAACTTATTCAATATTAAAAATTTACATATCTATAAATGTATAAATTATTTTTCTAGAAAAACAATGAATGTGCCTGCATTTGCATTTCTTGAATTTCAAATACTTAATAACGAGCTAGCTAATAATAATATTTTTATAACTGATAATAACAGAGAAGAAAAATATTTAGAAGTACTTGAGAAGAATGATCCTGAGTTGCTTGAAATACTAGAGAAATACCTAACAGTGTTGAGTTCAGTTGAGCAATATCGTAAGCAATATTTTGAATTAGTAGAAGCAACAGATAGAATAAATTCTGCAGACGATGAAAAAGATATACTAGATATTTCAAACACTTATCTTAAAGTAGCGCAATAAGCAGTATAGAATGAACGAAATAATATTAGAACAACATTATAAATCTTTATTAGAAAAAGTTAAAGGCCAACTAATTAGAAGAGGATACGACGGCAACACACTCAGGTTTGATAACAGGTTAGATTTCGTATATCTAAATCAAGAAGTCAAAGCCGAAGACATTTGGTTTTTAAGAGAACAAATAGACGAAATTAAGAAGTTTGATTCTAATAGTTCATTTTATTATAAAAATAAAAATAGATTTTTAATTGATAAACAACTTAAATTATCTGGCATAAAATATGAATGGGAAGTGGTTAGGCAAGGCGATTTGATAGTTAAGAGGATGCTTGAGGATGCTGAATCTAAATTAAAAAATCATTTTAATACTTGTGTTTGCAACTGTAATTATTGTGCAGCTAATTTTGGTGTATGTACTAATGATCAAAACCAACCTGAACTTTGTTCTTGTAATTGTAATTATTGTGCCTGTAACTGCGATTACTGTGCTTGTAATTGTAATTATAATTCTGGTACACAGTACACAAAAGATCATGTATTACATAAATTAGAAGTATTAAAAACTGCAGAACTTAATAACAGAACGGGTAGATTTATATATGTTTTTGATAGTATTGCAGATACAGTTGCAGAAAAATACACTATTTTGATACATGAGGAAACTCTTACAGGCGGGTTAGATGATGTGCAACCAGGTATAAAATTAGGTACACAAGTTATAGATGGTGTTGTGTATAGGGCAGTTGAGCTAACAAATAATTCAACTTTAAAAGATACAGAAGGTAATACTATTTTAAGTATTAGTTGGAACCGGGTTAGAGTTAGGTTAGACGTATTTGCTGGCACTAACCTTAAATTATTATTTTAACGTCATATCGTAGTGTAAATAAATATAACTAAAAGAGATTAAATGAATAGTATAATAAATTTAATAGCTGTCAAGCTAAATATTGAATTTGATTTAATTGAACTTGTAAAAATAGAAGTCAATTATTACCTATTCAAATACAAAAATCTCTTAATTAAATATTTTCTAAATGATTACCCAGTATATTACTATATACATAAAAATAAATTTAGCAGTTATTATAAAGAATTTGCTGTAAAAGATAATATAGTAATAAAAGAAAATTTTGTGTCTAGTATGATAACAAATGCTAATATTAATACTATTAAAAATAAAATTAAGGGTGTTTTCGGAGTTGATATTACACCAAAGATAGAATACATAGATGTGATTTATCATGACGATGTTGAGATAATAGAGCAAATTATTAAGAATACTAAGAGCACAGGTGAGCACGGGTTTTTATTATCTCATTTAAAACTTAATACAAAATATTTTTATCATTTTGGGTCACCTTCTTGCAAAGAAAGATTTATTTCTAAAGAAAATCTTTATATTAAAATGATAGAATCAACTAAATCTATTATTGAATTATGCAAACAAAGAAAACAAAAATTAATATTTGCTAGTTCAGCAGGCGTCTACGAGACTAAGACACTTGAGAAAGATTATCCTATTTGTTTAACAAATAAAATTAATACTAAACATATAGATATATATGAGCCTGAAACTTATAAAGTTAATACTTATGCGTCATGTAAACCACGAAAATTAGATGTTAAATTTCCTAGCCTTTATGATCCAGTTGCTGATGTTATTATAGATGAAAATGAGACTTTGCAAGATTTGTATAACCAGTATAAGCTTGAATGTGAGAACATGATAATAAAAGAATCAGATGATTATCTTATACTCAGAATACCTAGAGTATATGGTAAAGATTCTAATAAAGGATTACTAAATCCGTTTAGAACGAATTATGAGCTACAAAAAGAATTAGAGTATATGGATGTAAATGACTGGGTTGTTGAGACTAATCAGGTAATCGACAAATACGGCATATATGAATACAAAAATCTTAAAAAAGATACAATAGAAAACATTCTTAAAAAATACAAAAACTACTAATTAACATATTTAAGTTTAAATTAAGTAAGTTAATAATCTAAGATCCAAAATTCTGCTTATAACATATTTGAGTTAAAATTAAATCTCTAGTTAAAAAATAAAATTTGATCTATATTAAATTAAAAAATTTTTATTTTAGATTCTAATTTATAATGAGAGATCAAACTCAAAAATTTGAGTCTTAGATTATTAACCCACTTTATCTAATCTTAATTATATAAACTAGTTATCTAATTTAAGTTTATTTTAAGTGAGTTAATAATTGAAGACTGAAAATTTTGAGATCTAATTATTGACTTAGAACTCTAGTTAAAAATAAATTTTGATTCTATATTTTATTATAATAACAAATTGAAAATTTTTTATTTTGAATTTAATAATAAGAGATCTAGTTAAAAATAAATTTTATTTTTGAAACATTATTTTATTATAAGAGATTAAATGTAAAAATTTGGATCTTAGATTATTAACTTACTTAATTTAAACTTAAAATAATTGTTTTTCGGTTAATACTAAAAATTCAAAGTTATTTTTTATGCAAAATTTCTTACAGCTATCCCATTTTGCTTGATTTATTTTATAGTTTGGATTTTTGGGGTTGTAGGCTTGATCAAAAGGTTTTATTTCTATTATGTATATTTTGTTATTAATGTTAACAATGAAATCAGGAAAGTATCTATGTTTTTTATTATCTTTTGGGCTTAAATATTCAATACAAAAAGGTTCAGAACTCCACTCAAGCACTGAATCATTCAAATCACAAAACTTAAGAAACTTAAGTTCCCATGAACTTCTATAAGTTGGGTATTTATATTTGTTCATATAGTTATCTACAGGATTTTTGTATTTAGATTCATTTAGAGGTTTATAAACACCTTGTTTGTAATGTTTTGGTTGTCTCATTTTTATGATCTTAGATTATTAACCCACTTAAAATAAACTTAAAAATTAAAATTTAAGTTTAGATTAAGTAAGTTAGCTTTATTAGCATACCATCATAGGTGGTAAATCTTGCCATTTGGCAAGTAGTTCTTCATTTAATTTCTCTAATTCGGATTCTGCAAGAGATCTTATATCTGCGTAATTCACTGTAGCACCGCCTACTAAATTTTGAGTATATTTGCCTACATTTATAGATTGCTGCATCCTTGCCTCTGCAACTGCATATCTTTGTACCCAGTCATGATCAAATATAGGATCATCATCTTGTATCTTATATACTAATCTTGCTTCTATTAACAGATTACCAACAAAATTCTCATGAACATAAAGTTTTCTCTGGTAAGCATTATAAGTATAGTGAATTGTTTTATGAAAATATTTTTGCATTAATTCGCGAGTTGCAGAAATTTGCATTAAAAATCCTACTGCAGAACCACCGGCATCTATAATAAGTCTAGACAAACTTTCATCTATATAACCATCAAAACCAGTTTGTGAAAATATATTCTCACCGTTAGTTATCTGTATTATATCTAATATATCTCTAGATAAAGTATAAGTTCCCTTACCGCTACATTTAAACAAGATATAATCGGTAGATTGCGCAGTTATAGCAATATCCGTAAATTTCTTTACTGCTTTACTAATACAGTGATCTAGTTGCGTATCTGATACTTCTACTTGTATTAACGGATACCCTAGTTCTTCTTTTATATAATTTCTAAATTCTTCTTTTGTCATTTGAACTCTTTTATTATTAACTTACTTAATCTAAACTTAAATTAGATCTTACCTTTTTTAGCTTTTGAATAAAGTTTCTCAGCTGAAACACCGCCTGTAAAAGTCTCAGATTTTGTCTTTGCAACTTCTAGTAATCTTTCTGGTGGTATTATAATTGCACCAGCAGACATTCGTTTTCTTATGTAAAGTCTTATTACCGGAAAATATCCTAGTCTTTTTAAATAAGGCTTAATCATTTTGTAATCTAATTCTAATGGTTTTTGATCTTTTATATTTTTTTTATTGATTTTAAAGAAAGCTTTAATAAGTGTTACCCTCATAGGGTAAGGGCACCAGTGTAAGTTTAAACCAAGCATATACGTTTTTGATTTACTTAGTACCATTGTGAGTGGCGTTCTATCATATCTTTTTTCTTTGTCTTTTGCATTATATTTGTACATAAGCACACTGCCAGGTATTAAGTGTTTTTGGGTAGGGTGTGCTTTTTGTTTAAGTAAATTTTTTACTAGTGCTAATGATTCTTTAAAACTGTACTCTTTATCCATATAACTATTTATTTGTTTTCAGATTGATGATGTTTAAGATTAAATTAAGTAAGTTAATAATCTAAGATCAAAAATTTTACATTTATTTCTATTAATTAATATAGATTCAAAATAAAAAATTTTACATTTTGTTATTATAATAAAATACAATTTAAAATAAAATTTTTTAATGAGATCTCTTATTATTAAATTAGAATCTAAAATAAAAATTTATTTTAACTAACAATTTAATTAGAGATTTGGATCTCAAAAATTTGGATCTTATATTATTAACTTACTTAATTTAATCTTAAATCAAAAATTCTAGTTCCTTATAATATAAATAAGAATAAAAGAGAATTATAATGCAAGAAAAAATAAATTTTAGAGGGCACTTTAAAATAGAAGTTCTCGATAAAAATGGTAATGTAATAGATACTACTGAGAATCACAATATCATAATGAATAAAGCCAGATGTTCTTTTTCACAGTTACTTGCAGGCATTGCAGGCCAAAACGTAATAAACAGATTTGTATTAGGTACTGCAGGTCATGTAGATGATAATGTGCTTATACCTAAAGCAGAAGTTCATGGTTTAAACGCAAACAGAGTAAATTTATTCTGTGGTACAGAAGCTTCTACTAAAGGTAATGTTTGGAATGAATTAACCTTTACACCTTCAGCTAGTATAACCAACACAAAAGCTGTAGATGTGATAGATGGCGCTTCTAATAGTTCAACAGTTGATATAATTGTATCTGGTTGTGAACAAGGTGAACCTTCAGTAACATATATTTTTAATATAGCGCAAGATGCTTTTAATGGTACAAAAGATGGTGTTGTTTACACAGAGGCAGGTTTGTTTATTGATTCTAATATATTTGCCATGAAGACTTTTAAAGGCAAGATTAAAGAAAAATCAGTTTCTCTTAGAATTACCTGGCAAATTATTTTTTAATTTAAGAGAGCAGGATTTATATGAAAAAAGAGTACCAGGATTTATTAGACAGATTAAATGAGATTCAAGAAAACCTTTCACAACACGTAGACGACCTTGAATCTCAGAGAGTAAATTTTAATAATAGACTTCTCGAGCTAATGTCTAATTATCCCCAACTCAAAGACATCATCCAATTCATACTAGAAGTAAATGATAATTTAGATAACAAACAAAAACAATATTTTAATCAAAACTACGAAGCAATTACTAAACTTATATCACTTAAGAAAAAATTAATAAAACAACTAGAGACTGATCATGAAGCTAAAGGCATACTTAAAAAATTAAATGTGTTTGTATCATCTAAATATGCTATTATATTGATATTGATAACGATATTTTGTATTAGCCTGTGGTTCCAACCAGACCAGACGATACAACTAATAAAAGAATTAAAAGGAGTTATCAGTGTTGTTAAATAGTATAGATCTGGAATTAAAAGACCTTGAACAGGTAAAAATTGAACCCCAAAAGTTTGATAAATCTAAAGAAACAATTGTTATAGTAGACGATAACGAAGGTATATGTGCATTTTTGAAGGATGATTTGTCAGATATAACTGATAAAAATATTTTAACTTTTTCTGGTATATATGCAGTTTTTAAATGTATTAAGTTCTGTGAGACTTATAACATAACACCAGAATATTGTATATTAGATATTATTTTTAATGGCATAATAACTAAAGATAAAACAAATCTTAAATTAAACGGTATACATTTACTAGAGTATTTTTTAAATAAGAAAAATATACATTATTGTTTCTTTACAGGATCATTATCTAGCAACATACACGATTTTGACAACCAATATAATAAACTTACTAAAAAAGATATACAAGAAAAAGTTATACCCAAACTAGTATTAAATTATAAAGACAGAACCCGAAAAATACAAGAATTATTAGAATTATAAGGATTTTAAATGAAAATTATAATTTCTTTTATAATAACATTTATAATATCTCTTTCATTCAACACTGCTTTGTTATTACGCGATTTTTATACTAATAATGAACATAATATACAAATGCAATATAATTTAAATACTAATTTTCTAAGTATATTAGTACTTGCTTTGTTATTACATATATTAATAAAACAAAATTATAAAAAAGAAAAGAACAATTATATAACAAATCAGTCTAAAAGATTACTTAAAAACGAAAATGACGTAAGATTAGTATTAATAGAAAATTTAAGACATGAAATATCAACCCCGCTAGCCGTCCTAAATTCTAAAATAGTAAAATATTCACACTTCTATCCTGCAGCTGACAAAAATATAATAGAAGGCGCATTTGAACAAATATATAATGTAGTAAATAAAATACATAGATATAAAATAATTAAAAATCGAGATCAAAATTTATATGAAATATTTACTTTTGCCTTCGAATCTGTTACTATAGGATTTTCTTATATAGAATATAACGTAGATTTAAGTTTAAAACATTATAAAACTAGCATGAATAATCTTGATTTAGCAGGTATACTTATTAACTTTATTAAAAATTCTATAGAAGCAAATTCTACTATTATAAACATCATATTAGACAAAGATGAAATAATAATTAGAGATAACGGTAACGGTATTAAACAAGAAGATATAAAGAAAGCTCGTAATAAAAATGATATAAGAGGTTCGGGTTTATTCATTAATAGAATCATATTAGAAGAATCAAAAGGCTCAATGAATATTATACGAAAAGAAAATGGTACTGATGTTGTTCTTAAAATACCATTAAGTACTTATGATTGCGAGGTGTAATATGAGTTTTAATATTAAAGATAATTACAAAGAATCTTATTTAGATATTTTAAATTCAAAAGTTCTTATATTAAAAGAGCTAATACAAAAATTTAAAGATGATCCTATTAAATATAAAGAATATCAGGAAGAACTTAATAAAATATTAAAAGAATATCCAGAAGCTGCAATTTAGACTAATGGTTTATAAGACTGGTTAATAGTTGGGTAATATTTACCTTCTAGTATGTAAGGTGTTTGGTTATATTTTCTAAGACGGTCTTTTAATTTAAATACATTAAAATTTAAATCTAA